GCGTATCCAACCGCTGTATTATGGCTATCTGTAGCAGTTGTGAAATTTTGAGTGCCTAACGCAAAAGCACCTATAGCCGTGGTTTTACTCCCAAGTGTATCTAAAGTTAAAGATTCGCCACCTATTGCCACGTTATTGTCAGCGTCAGTTAGTGCATCACCTGCTACGCCACCCATGAGGGTGTTTCGTATACCTGTTGTGACTGCTAAACCTGCTTGAGAACCAACAGCAGTGTTATAAGATGAACCATCCGCAGGTTCTAAGTTTCTTAAAGCATTAGAACCTATAGCTGTGTTATCATCCCCGTCTACGTTTGCAGATAGAGCTAAGTTACCCATTGCTACATTGTTAATGCCAGAAGTATTTGCGTCACCTGCAAAAGCACCAAAGAAATTATTTCCTGCACCTGTAGTTACTAATCCCGCTTGATACCCAAAAAAGCTACTTTGACTGTTTGTAGCCATAGCAGCACCTGCCTGATAGCCCACAGCAGTTATTTGATCCCCAGTAGTAATAGCAGTACCAGCCTCATCGCCCACAACCACGTTGTAGTTGCCGCCAGAAGTAATGCTGTTACCTGCGTTTACGCCAAGACGAAGATTGGATGTGCCAGATGTTGTGGAAGAATAATCACCTGTCACGGCTACATCTCCAGCAACAGTCAGATCGTCATCAACCAACAAGTCCACAACATTAAGCGTGGCAAAGGCATCAACTATCGCGGCACCAGAACCCGCGCCATCAGAGTAAACAGACTTGGTTTGACCCGCAGGAATTGTGACGTTAGCACCCGAACCTTGAGAAATAATGATGTTCTGCGAACCAGAAGTAGCGTTCTCAATAAACCACAACTTGCTGACCGTGTTAGGACCAAGCGTAATTGTACAAGCACTGTCTAAAGTACCCGTGTACTTTAGAAACATTGAGCGTCCGGGGTCAGTTGCCCCATCCGCAATCGTAGTAGTATGCGTGTCAGCGTTTGTTGTTATGCTCTCTGTGCCAAAAGAAAACGCTTCTGCAATTAATTCTAAGTTTGTGTTTGTAACCGTTCCCCATGAGCCTGACTGATCGCCAGTAGCCATTTCATTAAGGCGAAGGTCATTTACAAAGGTGCTAGCCATATCAATCTATCCTTACTATTGCATTACTTGCAGTGGCGGCAGGAAATACGATCTTAAACGTACCGCCTGCAACAGTGAAGTCGCCACCAAAATCCAAGATGGCAATTGCGCCTCTTGCGTTTGATGAAGCATCACCTAGCGTCTTGTTATAAATTAATGCGCCTCGCGCCGTGAATGTTGCGCTTGTCCATTCAGGATCGGCAGCATCAAAGCATCCGCTGGTGCTGTCTTCAGTTACGGCCTTGCTTGCTAATGCGTTGCCGCCAGTTGTGTAGCCATTGCCATTGGCAACTTCATTGCTGGTTATGTAACCGTCTGTCGCTGCCGACAGAGTTGCCGAACTTGTGTACAGTGCAATATAAATACTGTCTGTGTCGAGGTGGTGATCACCAAGCAACACGTCTTTTTTAAACAGCGTACTCATCGCTTGTGTGATAGCCATTATATGCCTCCATTATATTCTGCTGCATAATCGCGTTGCATCTCTTGTACAAACAAAGCTACCGCTTCGTCAAATTGTGTCTTGTAAAGAGACAATGTTTCTCCTGCTTTAAGAAATGCAGAGGCTTCATAAAGAGCCGCTGCAAGCAACACCGCAGGAGCGTTAGTGTCGATCCAAGTATTTGCGTTAGAGCTTGATAGCCCCGTTTCAGGGGCTATGAAGTCTACTTGGTAGGTGTCTGTCGAGTTTGGCGTTGGTGCCAATGTAATGACCGTTCCAGCCGTTCCTGCGCTCTTTGTACTATACATGCGAGGAGTCCCTTGTGTCGTAGCATTGGGCCAATAGTCACGAACATAGGAATCGATCCTGTGATCTAAATAGGACAAAACGCTAGAGCTTGTAACTGATACCTGACGTATCATTCTCGCAGATGCTACAGTATAATCTGCTGTCCCTGCAACAAGGCTTGCGGATGTTGTGGAGCGAAAGCAAGGCAAATTTGGCAGACGTTGAAACACCATTTCTTCGGCCTGTGCGATAATAGTATCGATAGAAGCAACAAATTCTGTTGAGTCATCTTCCAAAAAATTCTGGATGTTTGCTTTTAGTGTTGTATAGCTCATTATCCATCACCCCAAGTTCCTGATCCCCAAGTGGCCTGACCCCAGCCTTGAAGTTCAATAGTTTCTGCGCCAACAGCACCTGTACCTGCCACGCCAGCCTCATCAATAGATATACTTAAAGCCTCAACGCCTACTGCGCCTGTCCCGCCACCGCCAGACACGCCTGTGACAAATGCTGCTGGCACTTCAACACCTACAGCACCCGTACCTGCCACACCAGCCTCATTAATAGACATTTCTAGTGTTTCAGTGCCTACTGCGCCTGTGCCAGAAACTCCCACTGCGTCTAAGCTAGATAAAATTAATACGTCACCAACATTAGCGAATGCAGGTACACCAACAGGTGGTAAAAGCCTTGGGTCTATTGTCCAATCCTGTGTAAAGCCAATAAAAACTTCAACATTTTCTGGGTCGTTATCTGGCCGTGGATTAAAGAGCGCCGTTGCATCTACGACATTTTTTGCTGGCGTTAGTTGCGGTTGCTTTGGTTCAAAGTCTTCTGGCGATACGCGCAGGCCATCCCAAGTAGTTTTTAGTTGGGTATAAGGAACCCGAAGGCCACTTATGTCGCTTATCGCTTGAGATTTTTTGCCTCTTGCATATTTGCCCATTAATATAAATTCAGCGCAGTGGGCTGAACCCTCAAACTTACACCATCATTATCTGACGCCGCCGCAAACGTGAATGCTCTTTCGTACATTTCATTTAGGATTGAAAACTTATCTGTCGCGTATTTAAGCGACAGCTTGCTTGCCAACCCCGCGCATATGCATTCGTTCCATCGATATGGAATGTCGGCATCTTGATTCGACGCTGTGATATCTTCAAGTTGATTTATAGCCCAGTAAATAATGCTGTACGTTGACACGTCAGGTATTTGCCAAATGTAAAGGATTGGCGTTATTTGTTTGTCTAACATATATTGGCTGGGTTTTCCGCTCGACGTTTTATTGGGAAGTTGATTGTAATCAGATATTGACACACGATTAATGATTTGGTCAGACGTGTCTGTTCCAGAGCTATCGCGGATAACAGCATCCAAAATGTCGATAGTTCCAGCAGGAAGAGTATACGGCGTTGTTTGATCCTTAACCAAGGTCAAAGTGTTTTGCGTCAACGCCCAATAATTTATGCCTCTGTTTGCCCATTCACTAAATAGCAAGTTTAGGCTGCGTCTTGCTGACACAGCCCTGTCACCTGTTTGCGTCTGGGGATCAATGCCACAACGCTCAAATGCTTCGGCAATGATCTCTTCGACATCTGGTCTGAACGCTACGGTTCCTGATAGTGCCATGTACTACCTCTATCAATATTTCTTAACGGCGCGAATAATCACTTGATATGCATCACCAGCCGCTCCAGCCCCAGTTGTTGTAAATTTGATGTCTCCAGTCCCATTAGCTCCGTATGTCGCGCTATTCGGCAGGCCACCAAATTTTTCAAAAGTCTGATATCCCTGTTGATCTTCGGCCAGATGCAAAACAATAATATCAGTATCTGCGTCTGCCAATACTTCAACCGTCATTCCGTGCAAAATCCATTGGCATTCCAAAATGCGTATACCTGTACAGGTTTCGCCATTTGCATTTGTCGCAAGGGAAGACACGTCTATTTTAGCCACTGCGCTTTCGTTTCCACCATCGACATATTGATATTGAAATGCAAACACACATTCATGTGTGTTGTCGATGATCGTAGTCGATGTTGTAATATCAGCCATATTAATCTCCTAGATTGTAAAGTGGGGGTTGCCCCCCACCAGATTAATTAAGCAATTTGCACATATTCAATAATGAACGTGAAAGAACCCGCAGTGGTAGCGTCTACTGTATTGGTGATATTACAGAAGATTGTACGTTCCGCTGAAGTGTACTGAACAGAGGCAGGAGCAGTTGTTCCACTTTGTGTTTGTGCAACAAGAGTTGTTGTAGTTACATTCCCAAGAACAACTGTTGTGCCGCCGTCTAGAATTTCATCAGTAACAGCCGCAACAATTTGCGCTCCAGAAGAAGATGTACCAACTTCATAACCAATATCACCAGTTCCAATTACAGGGGCTGTGGCGCAAAAGATTTTTATGTCAGTAATAATTGTATTGGCAGGCTGTGTGAACTCACCAATTGCTGGGCTATCTCCAGCCGTAGTATTTACGGTCACGCCTGTCGCAAAACCAACATGCTTTACATATTTATTTGTGACTATGCCTGTGGATGCTGTATTTGCAATTGTAGTATAAGCACCTGTAGTTGCATTTTTAGAAACTACTTGAAATCCGCCCTCTGAACGTACTGGGCCTGTGAATGTTGTATTAGCCATTATGATCTCCTGTCTTGGCTAGTGTCAGCCACATTGTGCGGCTGTCAGGGATGTCGGCACAATACAACAGGTTTGAACAAAAAGAAAGGGCGATCCGAAGACCGCCCCAGTTTGCCCAACAAGGAAGAGAAGATTGGGTTGTTTATGCTGCGCCTTCGGTGCCAAACACGCCGCGCCAGTCGGTAACGCCAAAGCTGTAACGCTCACGCACTTTATAGCGCACGTTGCCAGTCTCAAAGTCACCCTCCATGCCTTTTTTCATGGCTGAACGCTGGAACATTTTCAGTCCATCAGGTACGTCAGTCTGAACAAAGAACGCATCGGCGTCTGTCAAACGGCGCATAATGTGATAGCCTTGTGGCAGATAGCCACCAGCCTTAATCGCATTAAGGTCGTTATCGGCAGTGCCTGTGCGAAGCTGGCTTTCCAGCAGACGCTCTGCAACAAACTGATACGCAGTTGGGATAATCAATTGAGTACCCTGCGCTGCAATACGAAGACCACGGTCATCTTTCATATCCGAAATTTGGATAAGAATTGATTCAAGTGATGTTTCGGACAAATCAGCCGCTGTCGAAAGCACGTTGGATTGGTTGCCGTTCTGTGTTGGGTGCGAGGCACTCAACAATACAACGCCATCACCGCCATTGAAGCCAGAGGTTTGTGCGTTGTTTAAGACGTTTGCAGCCTTAATTTCTTTGGTCGAAGCCATCGAACGTGCCAGAGCTTTGGTGTATCGTGACGCCAAGCTACCGTACTGACCATCCTCTTCGGCTTCCTCAGTGATTGAGAACGCCAAAGCGATAGTTTCGTGTTGGTAACGCGCAGTCCATTGCTGACCTGCTTGGTCGTAAGATACTGATCCACCTTCAGTTTTTGTTGGCGCTAGGCCAAATCCGCTGAGAAGCAAATCTTCTTCGTACGCTTTTTGAGAAGTGTTTGATTCAAACACCGCCTCATACTCTGGGGGGTAGCGATCATACTCAAGTCCAAAGAGTGTATTCAGACCCGGCTCTAGAGTTTTTGCAAAACTCGCTCTATTCATTGCCATTGTTCATGCCCTCCTTATATACCAGCGACATTTGAACCAAGGATATGCTCGTTTACAAGCACCTCCATGACTGCATTTGCGCCGAAGGCATTGTCTGGCGTGTCATGTCGCGCAACAATTTTACAGGTAGCAATACCTGCTGCCATTGTTCCACTAATTTCAAAACCAGATTGGCCCGTTACAGTTGAACCTGCGCCAGCAACAACATCAGCACAGTTGCCAATGTTTGTTTGAGCAGGACTTCCCGCAGACTGTACTTTATACACGATCATTGGATCGTCGTAGATGTACAAGATGATGTCAGTGGCTACTGTGCCTG